CTTGTAATAAAGCTTTAACAAAACTAGAAATAAAAGGAATATCAGATTCATTCAAATCCATTTTGCGTCTATTCGCATCAAGTACGTTTTTTATTTGTTTTTTTACATTTAAAGATGTTTGTGGAACTAATGTTTTCATATTTCTTTTATTATTTTTGACTTTTTTAGACATTATGATAAAATTACTTATCATTTAACAGCACAAATATATATTTAAAACATGAAAAACATTAAATTCGTAGTAGCCACCCAAGAAAATAAACAAAATTTCTTAAAAACAAAACCATTAGGACTTTTTATAGAAAAAACTTCATTGTTGCATCAGGTTAATATCATAGAAAATAATACCGAAGGATTGCCTAAACTTTATAATAGATTCTTAACCGAAGAATATAAAAACGATTATGTAATTTTTATACACGATGATGTACTTATAGACGATCTTTTTTCAATAGAAAAAATTCAAATGGCATTTGAAAAATACGATATTATAGGTTTAGCTGGTACTAAAGCATGTGATCTAAATTCTGATATGTGTGCATGGCATTTAATGAGTAAACAAGATTCTTATGTCGGAGAAGTTGCACATTATTCAAAAGATAAAAAAATTTGGACAACTGTTTTTGGCCCTACTGATAGCAGAGCATTACTACTCGATGGTTTATTTATAGGAGTAAATGTCGAAAAGGCACTTGAGAAACAATTACAATGGGATGAAAATTTTAAATTTCATCATTATGACATTTCATTTTGTTTAAGAGCAAATAATTTAAAAATTAAAGCTGGTGTTTTTCCATTACGAGTTGTACACTATGGATTGGGTGATTCGATGTTAAGCACTGACTGGGAAGTATCAAATAAACTTTTTAAAAAATTGTATGCAAACTAGTAACATTTTTGAATTTTTAGATTGGGTTTTAAAGAAAAAAGAAAAAGAACCTATTTACGAAAATAATATATCTAATTATATTATAAATAGATGGTTGTCTATGTCCGATTTAGATGTGTGTAAAATTATAAATGTATCTACTAATAGATGGGACAAATGCATAGACAAGTCTGAAAATTTTTTAGATAATTGTAAATTCTATAAAACAATTTTACCCAAAATACATAAAAAAATAGAATATATAAAGAAAAAAGGTTTTAAAAATGAAGAAGAGTCGAATGAAGATGTTTTAGCGAAAGAATATGAAATTTCTAAAAGAGAAATAAACATTTACGATAAATTACTTGAAAATATAAAAACCGAAGATAAATAAAAACATATGATTGATCTAATACCAAAAAACGTAGAAAATTTAAATAAAGGGCTTGTTGAACTAGAAAGTTATAAAAATTCTGATTTGAATCTGGAAGGATGGGAATTAACAGATGTATTAGACGATATTCTAATGGTAGAATATATAGATATTTCATCAGACGGAACACAAATTAAACGTGGAAATATTTGGGTTCCTGTTGATGTTGTTAATTTTGCTTGGAGAGTAGGAAAAGTTCATCTAGCTGGTCCGAATTGCCAAACCGTTAAAAAGGGTGATTGTGTAATTTTTCCTAATGATAAAGGTATTAAAGTTGCTAGTTTAAATAATATTTCAAATTTAGTATTTTTGAATGAAGCTAGAATATTTGGAGTAGCTAAACCAAAAAATGGGTAATATTGGATTATCAGGTTTATATCAAATAGCACAAACTCATGTGGTTGAGGTTGTTTTTACACGTAGAGATAAAAACAGATTACCAAGAACTCGTAGAATGTTGTTGACTTTAGATCGTAAATTATTGAATTCATCAGAAGGACTTAAACTTTTACATTTCAAAAAACCATCATCGCCGCGAGCATACGAACCAAGACCTAAAAATTTGGAATTTTTTTGGGATATAATAATGCAAGACTGGAGAGCCGTACCCGGTGAAAGCGTAAATATAGTAAGAACGCCAATGCTTCCATTGAAAACCTATCCAGATAGTACTAAATTTTGGCAGTATTATAACTTAGTATTGTCAAAAATGACTCCAGCTGAAAAAGCATCATTCATGGATCGTTAAAAATATGCTTATCAACGGAACATATATAGAACATAATTGCAAAAAATTATTGCAAAAAAATATATCGTTCGAATTAAAAAATAAAATTTTAAAAAAAGGTAAATTGGTATTATTCTACCAAAGAAATTTTTATTTAGTTTTTATTCTAGAAAATGAAAAGAAAACAAAGGATAAAATAGAGATACCTATACCATTTGGTATAGAATCTCACGATGAAGACGATTTGATGTATTTCGATTATAGAATATCTACACTAAAAAAACATTTATTTGACGTTGAACCATATTTTACATTATTCAATCCAAAGGTTGCAAAATCAAAATATTTTAATATAATATTAACTATAAATGGAAAATAAATTAATACATATATTCAATGTCTTTTCTGGTACTATTATAAAAATACCAGAAAAAGATTTAAACATTTTAGATATAAGTCAAATACCTTTGAAATCCTATCCAAAAATTAATAATAAGCAAAATTTTGGTCGTTTGTATACAGGAAGAGATAAAGAAAATTTTGTTTATTATGCTGCTCCTTGTGTATTAAAAGTAGTAGATCATGAACTATCCAAATCTTTGAATAAAAATTTGGAAATGAATTGACACCTTTTAAAAAATACTCTATATTTTAGAGATGTCCAGATTTTTAGATTTTTTTCCGGTTGGGTCATCCCCTAGAGCACAACAAATTGAAGCGTTTCAAAGGATACAGAAAATATGGGATTCTGGTAAAAAAATTGCCATAGGATGTTTGCCCACAGGTTCGGGAAAGTCTCATATAGCAAAAACAATAGCCGAAAGTACCCGCACAATAGATGATCATCTAAAAGAATACATCGAAAATTATTCGATATACAAAAAAAATAAAGATAACGAATTTAGCGTATCTCAAGAATTTTTAGATGTTGATTTTTTCGGTGCTTTTATTCTTACTATTAGTAAATCTTTACAAGATCAATATTCCAATTTGTTCATAGATGGAAATATTATCAAAGGAAAGGGAAATTACAGATGCGACATAGATAATAGTTTTTCTACTGATTTTGCGCCTTGTACATTACTACCATCTCAAAAATTAGAATGCTTCCAAGAAAACAGATGCCCTTATTATAGAAATAGAAATAACGGTTTGATATCAAAATCTCCTGTATTAAATTATAGTGTATTTTTAAATCTTCCTGATTTCTTACAAAGAAGACAAATATTGATCATGGATGAAGCTTCTGAATTGGAAGACGAACTGATAAATAAATACACTTTAACTATAAATTATAAAAATTTAAAATTTGAAGGTATACCATTTACAAAAATAATAGATGATAATACAAATTCAGCTAAAAAATGGTTACAAGATTTACATATTGAAGTTGTAAAAGAATACGAAGACTGTTTTGTAAACGCTCAAAAAGTTTCATTAAAATCGGGTTTCGATAAAATTAATAATAGCATTTCTAGCAAATTATTCAGACTTACAAATTTAATATCTACTATGGATTTGGTATTGTCTAATTGGAAAGAATGTGAATATTTGATAGAATCTTTTTCAACAGATAAAGTAACATTTGCTCCTTATAATATAAAACCATTATCAAAAAATATTTTTGATAAAGCGGATAAAATATTAATGATTTCTGCTACTATATCAAATCATAAAGAATTTGCCAAGACGCTAGGAATAGACGAAAAAGATTATGAATATTTTGAAATAAAATCTAGTTTTGATCCTAAAAAATCACCTATCATGTGTTCTAAAAAATATTGTTTATCTTATAAAACAATGGATCAAATGCTACCGAATTTAGTAAAAGATGCTATCGAACTATGTAAAAATCATTCTAATGAAAAGGGATTAATACATACACATACAAATAAAATTACCGAGGAGTTTAAAAAACAATTAAAAAATGATAGGCGGTTTCTTTTTAGAGAAGACGGTATAACAAATGAAGATATTATAAAAGAACATTTTGAATCTAATGAACCTACTATTTTAATTAGTCCATCATTAGATACAGGTATAAGTTTAGATGATGAATATGGCAGATTTCAAATTATTACCAAAGCCCCATATTTACCTTTAAATTCAAATAGAATCAAAAAAATGTTCAAAGAAAATCCTGAACATTATACATCCAAAATGATAGATAAAATAATTCAAATGTGTGGGAGGTGTACAAGATCAAAGGATGATTTTTCTATCACATATATTTTGGATGGAACTGCTGTTAATACTATTCAAAGATATAGCAAAACCTTACCTAAGTACTTTTTAGATCGATTCTTTTAATTTATATTTTTTAAAAAATATTTAAAACGTTTATTTTTAATAAATATTTATATAGATGAAAAAATATACGTTTAATTGGGAAATACAAACACTCCTTGAGCAGATGGTCGCTGCTTTTAATGATGTTATAATTAAACGTTATGATAAAAATAAACAACTTTTAACCCCATCCGACAAAAAAGTATTATATGTTTATGCTCCAAAAACAAGAGTTTTCAATTATCTGAATAATCCCGCGCCCGGTGGATTAACGGTTCCGGTTATAGGTGTAAATATAAATTCAATCGCCAGAGATAATACAAGAGTTTTTAATAAAAACGAAGGATTTAGGGTTCCTTATTCTAACGAAGAAGATTCTTTACCATACGATAAAAAAATATTACAACCAGTACCTATTAATATAGGTGTTTCTATGACAATTGTAACAAAGTATCAAAATGACATGGATCAGATAATATCCAATTTTGTCCCTTATTGTGATCCATATATTATCA